GGTCTATTTCTGTTACTGACAGTACTTGACTGGCTGCTCTTGTTACTATTTCTAGTGTAAAGTCGCTTCCAGGTGTTGTCAGGGTAAAGACTGAATCGGAATCTACTATACCTCCTGACGAGGTTGAAGTATGGGTTATGTTGTCCCCAGACCATTTGTTTAATGCGGACCCATAAGTTGTGGTGGTTATTTCCTCCACGATCTCTTGGGTTGTTGTAGTTGTACTGTTCATCGAACCCTGGGTGAAGTTTGGGGTTACTAATTCTGCTCTCGCTACCGTGGGTGATGTCAGTAGGAAGAGTAAAAACCATTTGTTCATTCTTCCTTTTTCTTTGCCATTGGACAGTTGACGGGTTTACTTCCGTTTTTATTACCAGTAGTCAAGCCGAATGTTGCAAGTGCTCCAGTAAATACCGAAGCTACGAACGTAATATCTGAGTTACCAGATTTCTTGACCATTGGGATATCCACATAATTCATTGTTATAATAAAGCCTGACCAAACTACTACGCCAAGTCTGACAAATGTACCAAGAATTTGGATTTGGTGTTCTTGATCCTCTGCAGCATCTTTTAGCTTTCCGAGGAATCCTTTTTTTTCTTCCGTTTTTCCTTCCATTTATTTATCTTGCCTTGTAGGAATTTAGTAAGTTTCTTCTTTATTTGATCAAAGAATGGAGTGGCTAATGTTGTAGTGGCTACAGCTGCAACAGCAGCATATGTAGCAGTTGTAACAACCTCTGCAGTGGGTAAAGGCATCTGTATATCAATTACAGGTATCTTCATACTTGGTGCAGCGGGTTGTTCTGTTTTTTCCTTTGTTTCCGCTTTAGTCTCTTCAGGAGCCTCTAGATCGGCTGGAGGGATCACCATGGGGCGATATGATGGAATCATAGCCGAAGGGGGCTTCAGCTCGATTCTAGGCAGGTCTATGGGCTTAGGGAGGTCAGGCTGAGGTAGATTTATTTGCAATTAAGAATGCTTTGAAGTCTGCTTTGACTTGATCTGTCCACGCAGCGTTGCAAATTGCCTGAACGTCGCTGTCCTCGCCCGATATGTTTGTATTTACCAAATTATCACTTGCATCAAGTTTTCCTGGTACTAATACTTTTCTATGAAAGGAACGGGTAAGTTCCACACCATCTTTTTTAATAATGGTTGCAGTTCTTACTTGAATGTTCCATTTATTAACGATTTCAATCTTATCGTTTTCCTGTGACTCTGTTAAGGCCATTTAAGAATATTCTCCGAATATAATAGGTTTATGGCTTAGTTTAGAGACTTGCTAACGGTCTATACTCGATAACTACCCGCAAACATCCATTTGAATTTATCTCCATTATCCATTTGTGTAATACCCCACGCAGTTTGAAGTGTGGGATTATCTACATCGTATTGATGAACAGCAATATTACTTGTATTATTTGACATCCTTAGCATGGCGTTATTCCTGCCAGAAGAAAAATTATTTGGTATTAGTTTAACAGTGTCAGAAAAAGCACCAACGCATCGATGTGCTGTACTGGCAGAAGAAAATGGTAATCCTGCGATTAATCCATCCCCTACACCATTAGTAGCAAAATCTCCTGCATCAATGTCTATAAAAACTTGAATATGACATATATTTCCAACTTTTGTATATCTTCCGTCTTGATGTTGATAAGTAATACCAGAAGGATCAGTTGTTGTAGCACCGATAAAAGGAGTAAATGAACCTTCTTCATAGTCGTCCAACTCATTACTTGATGTAGTTCCTCCCACATGGAGACCGCCACTTAAATATAAATCTTTCCAACGTAATGATGATGTTCCTAAATCATAAGTATTGTCAGTTGCTGGAGCAAAATGCCCAGAGCCATCAATTTTAGCTCTATTAGTACCATCCTCTCTAAACATTATTCCAGAAGAGCCACCGCAAAGAAATAACATATTGTCGTGGGCTTGGATTTTTGGAGTATTAGTACTGCCAGCCCAATTTCCATTCGCAAATCGAATATCACTTCCACCGCCCGCAATTTCAACTCCAGTACTTGTGGTTTTAAAACGTGACGTGTTATCGTGGTACAAGACTACTTCTCCATCATCGTGACAGACAATACTATTTTCACCATCTCTTGCTGTTATATAAACATTAGAATCATCATTAGTACCACCACATTGGATGTATAGATGACCACTCTGAGCATCTATATAATTATTTGTGCCGTCATGTTTGATATACAAATCATTTCCAGAACCCCAGTAAGCAGCAGCATTATCTATCCATTTAACAGTTGCATCTAAATCTTCTATATGTTCAGCACCAACAGCGTCATCCGCTATTTTAGCTCCAGTAATTTGGTCAGCAGCAATGTGAGCTTCATCTATACTTCCATCTGTTATATGTTCAGAATCTATAGCGTCATCCGCTATCTTAGCACCAGTTATAGCATCAGCAGCAATATCGGCTGTAGCAACTGTAGCATCTAAAATACTTTTTGTTGTTATTTTATTTAATGAGTTTGCCATAGTTTATTTAGCCTCCAATGCAGCTACTTTTGCGGATAGTTCTTTTACAGCGTTAACTAGAACGGGAACTAATCGTTCATACTTTAAACCATATCTTTTACCATCATCAGTTAAATTAACTGTTAACATGTCATCTTTATTAGGATTTCCTTCAATAGCTAAAACATCTTGAGCTAAGAATCCAAGATGTTTTTTAGTTTTTTTCTTACTACCATCAGGTGTATTATTATCATACCAAGAACGCTTATCCCAACGATATGTCACAGGTTTTAATTGATTAATCCAATTCAATCCATTAGTAAAGTCAGTTATATCAGTTTTATCTCTTTTATCAGAAGATGAGATAGATGTATCAGCACAATATATACTTGTTATATCATCATTACCTAGAACTACTACATTATTATGGCTAGTAAGTTCTCCACTAGGCGAACTTCCTCTACCTGCATTCTGTCCTAAACATAAATTATTACCACCTGTTGTAATATCTTCACCAGCAGATCTTCCTACAGCAGTATTACCATTTCCATCTGTTGCCTTTGTTAGAGCCTCTCTACCAATAGCAACATGATCATTACCTGTAGTTATAGCGTCACCTGCTAGATGACCTAAAGCACAGTTATGGTTTCCAGTTGTAACCTCTGATAATGCATTATAACCAACACCAGTATTATCATCACCTGTTGTGATTGCATCTCCTACATAAGAACCTACAGCAACATTACTATCACCATCTGTAAGGGAAGATAATGCAGTATATCCAACAGCAGTATTATTATCTGCAGTTGTTGCATTATATAAAGCTATACGTCCTACTGCTGTATTTTGACTTCCTGTTGTATTCATTTTTAGGGAACTCTGTCCTACAGCAACATTATTAGAACCTGTTGTGTTTGTAGTCATAGCGGTTGTTCCCACAGCAGTATTTTGATCCCCTGTTGTGTTATTTGCTAAGGTACTTGTTCCAACAGCAGAATTACTAGAACCTGTCGTGTTTTTACCTAACGCATCTCTACCAAAGGCATTATTAGTTGATCCTGTTGTATTTGCATCAAGAGCAATAGAACCAACGGCAGTGTTGTCTGCTCCAGTTGTGTTTACCCTCAGAGCAGACGCACCAACAGCAGTATTGTTATTTGCGGTTGTATTTGCTCTTAAAGCTTCATATCCAAGAGCAGTATTATAATCTCCTGTTGTATTGGTTAAAAATGACTCATATCCCATTACAACATTACTTCTACCTGTAGTATTTGCAGCTGCAGCACTCTTACCTATAGCAGTATTTTCTTGACCTGTTGTATTTGCTTGTAAAGCTGCCGTACCAATAGCGGTGTTATCACTAGCTGTTGTATTACTTTCTAAAGCACCCTGACCACAAGCAGTATTACTATCTCCAGTTGTATTTGCAGTTAAAGCTAAACGACCAAAAGCTGAATTAACATCTCCTGTTGTGTTTGCAGATAAAGCTACATATCCAACAGCAGTGTTATTAGCTCCAGTTGTGTTTGCACTTAGAGCATCACAACCAACACCAGTGTTATTTGATGCAGTTGTAGTTGCCTGAAGAGATCCTTTACCTACAGCTGTATTAGCACCTCCAGTTGTTATTGCTGTTCCTGCATCTTTACCAATAACAGTATTACTACCTCCAGTTGTGATTGCATCTCCTGCGTATGCACCGATAGCAGTATTATCATGTGCAATTGTGACTGCAGCTCCTGCGTTATAACCTAATGATGTATTATCATCACCTTCAGTAACACCAGCTAATGCATTAGAACCTGTACCAGTATTTCGTGCTCCAGATGTCACATTATAAAGAGTATAATGACCTAATCCTGTATTATGTTCTCCTGTAATAGTTGCACCAGCCATTGATCTATCACCAACAGCAGTCGTGTAGGCAGCAGTTGCATTTTCAGCAGCCTTATAACCAACAGCAGTACAAGCACTTGTAGTAGTATTATCTTTTAATGCATCTGCACCTACAGCAGTATTTTGTGTTCCTGTTGTGTTTGCAAATAATGCAGAAAAACCAACAGCAGTATTGTTATCTGATGTTGTTGCTAATACAAGTGCATTATGACCAACAGCAACATTTTGAGCACCTGTTGAATTAGTACCAAGAGCACTCTTACCAACAGAGGTATTACTAGCACCTGTTGTAGTTGCAGCTAATGCCTGATAACCAATACCAGTATTGTTACTTGCTGTTGTGTTTGCAGATAATGCACTAGAACCTATAGCAACATTACCATCAGCAGTTGTGTGTGCAGTACCAGCATTATACCCAATTAACGTATTATGAGTTGCATTTGTTCCATCAAAGCTATCACCAGCATTCGTACCAGCTACAGTATTATTTTGTCCATCTGTAGTAACTAACTGAGATCCAGAAGCTATCTTAGCTGTAGTAACTGCATTACTAGCTAACTTAGCTGTAGTAACATTAGCATCAGCAATCTTCACTGTTGTTACAGCTCCACTACCTATCTTAGCAGCAGTAACTGTACCGTCAGCTGGTGTGGTTGGAGTAATAGCTGAACCAGTTTGAATTATAAATATATCATCTCCACTAGCAGGGGCTGCACAGAATGTAATAGTATCTGAATCAGCCATGACAAATCCATCTAAACCTGATGCACTTGTACCTGTGTTAGGTTTCTGTACTACACCATTAACACTAACCATAAGTTGTGCTGCACTTGTTACAGAAGCTGCACTACCACTGGTTGATGTTTCTTTTAGGTCAAACGTAACAGTACTACCATTTAAAGTAGCAGCATTAGTTGTACCTGCATTTGTCATTACAAGGTATTTGAAATCACCAGATGAGGTTACTTCACCCCAACTTGATCCATCATACACCTTCATCTTAGAAGCTGCAGTATCAAATACTAAGTCACCAGCATCATTATTAGATCCAGGTTCTCCAGAGTTAACACGGTATCTAGCTTGAAAATCATTGATGTCATCAGATAACTGTTTAACATCAGATTCAGATGCTAAAAGCTTATGATAATTATATACATTACTTGATCCAGTAGAAGTTACCATTAGACCATTTCCACTAGCTAGTGTTTCACTATAAAGACTAGAAGGGAAATTATTAATTGTAACGTTATCAGATCCATTACCAGCTGTACGTGCAGTAGTAGAAGATCCACTTCCACTAACAACAATACCAGCTGCATCAGCAATTGATATTACAACACCTGATGATGGTTGAGTAGAAGGGAAATTATCTTCATCTGCTATAACTTCAAGACCACCAATAGGGGCTATCTGTGCAGCTACATAATCAACAACAGCTCCTGATGTAGGAAGTTGTGTGTCGCTATCTGATATACTTGTCTGTTTTAGATCACTAGCTAGTTTAGCCAGTGTAATATTTGAATCTGCAACCTTATCGGTAGTTACGTTAGCATCTGTTATCTTAGCTGTCGTAACAGCATTAGAAGCTACTTTAACTGCTGTAACTTGTCCATCTGCAATGTGTGCAGTGTCAATTGAAGCATCAGTATAGTGTTCTGAGTTTACAGCGTCATCAGCTATTTCGGTTCCTGTTATAGCGTTAGGTTCTATTTTAGCATTTGAAACTGCATTATCTGCTAAGTGAGCTGTATCTATTGATCCATTAGCATAATGTTCAGACTCAATAGCATCATCTGCTATCTTAGCTCCAGTCACAGCGTCAGCTGCTAAAGCTGCTGTATTAATAGCATTAGCAGCTATCTTAGCATTAGTGATATGACCATCTGTTATATTTTCTGTATTTACAGAGTTGTTAGCTAATTTAGCATTAGTAATTGCGTCAGCTGCTATCTTAGCTGTAGTTACTTGAAGATCTGCTATATGTTCAGTATCTATAGATCCATCAACATAATGTCCTGAATCAATAGAGTCATTTGCTATCTTTGCTCCTGTAACAGCATTGGCAGCTATTTTAGCTGTGGTGATTTGTCCATCTGCTATATGCTCAGTGTCTATTGATCCATCTATATATTGTCCTGAGTCAATAGCATTATTTGCTATTTTAGCTGTAGTTACAGCATTATCTGCTAGATGAGCTGTATCAATACTACCGTCTGTATAGTGCTCTGAATCAATAGCGTTATCTGCTATCTTTGCTCCTGTAACAGCGTCAGATCCAATCTTAGCTGTAGTTACAGAACTAGATGCTAGATGATCTGCATCGATAGAACCATCAGTATAGTGTTCAGAATCTAAAGCATTATCAGCTATCTTAGCTCCAGTGATAGCATCAGCTGCAATCATACCTGTAGCTACTGATCCTGTATCTCCAGTCGTTACTACAGTACCTGTTACATTAGGTAAGGTAATAGTACGATCAGCAGTAGGGTCAGTAACAGTAAGCGTTGTCTCATATCCATCGTCTGTTGCACCTTCAAATATAATTGTTTGATCTTCACCCATTGTTAGGTGACCTGTCATCGTACCACCAAGAGCTGAAAGCTTCTGTTCGTCGTACTCCATAGCCTTACGCATTAACTGCGTTTGGTTATTGTTAAGGTCTTCTGAAGTTACTGATGAGCCTGGTGCATAGGTAGCCCTTGGTGTAGGATCACCCATATCTGTTACAGGTCTTATAACTATAGTACCACTAGACAAATCAGCTCCACCAATATGAATAGTCTTTGCTGAAGTATCTACAGTATATTCTCTAGGGGAGGCGGATTCATTTATTGTAGAAGCTGTGAATGTTAACTGTACGTTATCTAATTCACATTCAACTTCTGTACCTTTAAATACATCAAAACTCCCAGAGTAGCTAAATGTATTTGCTGCTCCTGTATTTTGGGAGTAGGTTTTTGTTACTTTTGTATGTGCCATTTAGTTCTTAGGGAATTGTTCTACTTGTCTATTTGGAAAACTTAGATTAATAATGTCTTCTCTAGTTTTTCTAGTTTTAGAATCTAAGCCATCCTTATCCGCCTTTACTTCTTCTAAAGCTGCGTTCCCTGGGTGAGTAGGTTCATTTAACCTAGCAAAAGCTTTAGCCCTAGCCTGATTCATTACATTATCAATCAGAGTATTATGTGGATATTGGTTTGGATCTATATCCCAATTAGCTGGATTCTTACCATCAGCTTGCATTTTAGCCATGGATTCTTTAACATCATCTCTTGTAGCAAGATGGTTTAAAGCTTCTTCTACATTTTTAAATTTCTTAAATCCAACTTCTATAGGTACTGAACCTATTTCTTTTTGGAATTCACTTCTTACTTTAGCACTCTTAACAAAAGAATAACCACCATAAGAATAGACTGTAGACTTAAGATCATAGTTACTATCTAATAAAAGCCTTCTTCCAGGTGTATCATTTCTAATATCTAAACCAACTGGAGAAATAGCGTTAAATGACCTGCCAATAATATTCCAGTTTTTAATTGGTTTACCATTTAACATATCATATTTAGTAGGTAAACCACCTTCACCAGCTAAACTTTCAGATGCTTGGTTTCTATTTCTAATAGAAGTCCACATATCAGAATTTAACTCTTTCATATGAGGGTTAGCCCATTTACCAAATTCATTTCTCATACCTGCTAAAGGTATACTATTGTTAAGTATATTAGCACCTGCTTTATCAAGAGAACCTGGTTTCATCTGTGCTATTTGTAGCATCTGATCTAAACCTTGCATATATGTCTTACCAGTTAAACCTCTACCAATAACAAATGCTGCAGCTTGTAAGCGTTTCTCAGCCCACTCACTACCCATAAGCTCCATGTTATCACCAATATCAGCAATAGCAGAGAATATAGTATTATAAGGTTCTAATGTAGTGTAATCAAATCCTACATCACCAATATAAAAATGGTTAGGTTTCCATCCAGCATTAATCCAACTTTGTTTTAACTTTCTATCAGCAGGACCATTACCAGTTAATTGGCCACCCATATACATACCAGCAAAGGTTGTAACTGTAGCTGCACCAACTGCCTGTCTACCTGCAAATAAGTTTCTAGCATTAGCTAAATCATCTGCATTTTCAATACCATACTTAAAGAGAGGAGTAAAGTCATCACCTGTATGCCTTAAGATATCAATTGATTCTTTATGTAATGCACCTAGTAATGGAGTATTTTTATATGTAAAGTTTAATCCATTAATACCTGTTCTAGCAAATAGATAGAAAGGTCTTACTAATGGTTTATCTCTTAATAAGGTATCTAATTCTTTAGAGAAACCAGTTAATTCAGATGTTAATGTAACTTCTTTAAACTGCTTTTCTAACCAAGAATCATTTTTAAGATCTATATTACCGTTAGCATCTAGAAGATTTTTCATATGTATATCTTCAGCTTGCTTCATTAGATCAGGAGAAAACTTAGTATGTGTTTCACCTGCTACTTCTAAAGCTTGTCTCATTCCAATTTCTTTTGACCTAGCTCTGGTTAATAACCACTTAAATGTTTCATCAGTTGCGGCTAAAGCACGGGGAGACCAACTAAGAAGTTTATTATTATTTAGATTTCTAGCCATATTAGCTAAATAGAAAGCAGCTTTATCTCCTATACTACCATTCTTTTCTGTCCATTGTTCAAATAGATGCCAATTATTATCGCCTCTAGATAATGGTTCAGAGTATCTAGTTCTAATATCTGCTATATTTGCATTAAATGAAGCTTTCATATTCTTTCTAAAGACTTCCATAGCTTCAGGTATAAGTTCAAACATACCTTTTAACTTTGCAATTGATGCTTTCTGACTAGCTACATCACCTGTAAATGGTCTTCGTAGTGTAGCACCAGCTGCCTCATTTATAGCATTTAGATAAGAGTTAGTAGTTGTACCAAGTAAAGCTCTTAAAGGTGTCTTAGGTCCACTAAGAATACTATTAACCATAACCCCTTGGAGTTCATGGATTAATGCACCAGTTTTAACTTTACCATTAAATTCACCACCTGTAATCTTCTGCCTCATCCAAGCATCGAAATCCTTCCAGTTATGGATATCATTAGATACTTTAAATACATCTAATATACCTTCAGCTAGTTCATCAGAGTCACTATTTTCAAGTACCTGCATCATTAATTTAACACCGTCATTTGTTTCTTGTGTTAATTTAGCTGATCTTTGTGCTACTTGTTCATTAATTTCCCTGACCATATCATCAGTTAATTCACCACCAGCTTCTTTCATTCTCTTGGCAGCAAGATCCCAAGTAAATTGAGTCTTCTTAACTTGAGTTAAACCCATTGATAGGTTCTTAGCTACATTACGCATAGGACCATCTTTAGCAAATATATCTGCTTTACCTATTTGTTCGCCTGTAGAATCAGCGTAATCTCTTAGTCTTCTAAGCAATGAATTATTAACAGCATCTTGTACTTGTAAGTTTTTAATAACAAATTTCTTTACATCACTTAAAACTTCACCTGGTTTTATTGGTGTATCAGTAAATGCTTTACCCCAGAATTCTGTAGGATCCAGACTAGCTGCATCTCTACCTAAAATCTCTTGGATATTTTTTAGTTGATCTTCAGCTAAATTCCCTAAATTACGATCTAATGGATTAAGTCGTTTTAATTGTTCTGCAGAATCTGCCATAAAGACATCTACATTTTTATTAAACCAATTATCAGGTATACCAATTTTACCAAATTCAGCACGTTCAACAGGTGAGAAGAGTTCATCTATAGTACCACCTTCTATACCTATTTGATGCTTTAATTCATTAAATTGATTTGTTACATCATATACACTACTTCTAATATGAGCATTACCTTGTCCAGCTGTATAGCTTTGATTTTTGTATGCACCATATGTTGAATCTAAATCAGCATTTGTAGACCAAGGATCAGTCCATTTACTAGCTGGACCGTCAGCTGCTGTCTTTATTTGGTCTGTAGCAGCGTCCATTAAATCATCTTTAACTTGAAGTCTAGATTTATAGATATCTATTGGATCTTGTATCTTAGGTATAGCTTTAGTACTTGTTTGAAGTTGATTCCAATTCCCTTTAGATAAGTGTTTAAATCCTTTACCAAGTGATTTGAATAATATATTACCAGCTAATAAGCCACCAGAATCCCATGCCATTTCACCACGCATGAATTCTAGTTTCCTACTGAAAGGACTTTCTATTCCATGAGCTAACTGATTTCCAGCAATATGTAATTCTGGATGTGCATTCATTAACTGTTGTGCTTGCTTGTTTCCACCATGAAAAGCTTTCATAGCAGAATGATTCATATCAACAAATAAGTTAGTAGGAATAGTTTCTGTAGCCCAAGTAACACCAAACGCCTTACCTGTTGTTAAAGCAGCCATACCGACTCCTTTAACTGAAAGCCCAGCTCCAGCTGTAGTAATAGAAGTAGCAGCGGCTGGTAAAGCAACACCTGTAGCAACAACAGCAGGAGCATACCTACCTAATTCAAACATGATGGGATCACTCCACACCCTTTTTATAGGATTATTAACTGCATATGCTTTGGACATAGGGTTTTTATGGCCCATGATCCAATCATCAAGTTTAGCATCTTTGGTTTCAGAAGCATCCCAATCAAACCATGTTTCAGGATCATCATCATTAGCAGCTGAATGGAATCCAGCAGCAATTTTTTCAGGTGCTGATAAGATACTTTCAGTGGTAACACTTAAACCTGCAGCAGAACTAGCTCGCATTTGCTCACCATCTAGTTCATCATTAGGAGCTAATACACCTTTTCTACGTTGATGTATATACTCAACCATAGGTTCTAAAGTGGTTAAAGCACCTAATCTAGCTCTAAAATCTTTATTTGCTAAACTGGTTAACCAACGTTCAGTTAATTGTTGATCTTGTTCAGGTGATAATTCTCCCATACGGGATGTATCATAGTAGTCAGAAAATGTGAATTGTCCATCACCATTTCTGTCATATCTATCTATATAATCTTGAGAGCTACGAATTTTATTAACAAATTCTAAAGTAGCTTCTAGGTTATCATCTCCACCAGCTTCTCTCCATGAATCGAAATCTGTCTTTTCTTGAGGTAACCAGTCATATTGAGCATTAGTTATTCTAATAACTTCATCACTAACACCTGCAGCTCTAAGAGCTTCTGTTGCTACTAAACCTGTTGTAGGGTTTACATATTGAGCAAACCTACCAGGAGTACGTTCCTCGACCTCTGGTTGCTCTTGTGGAGCTTCTTGTGGTTGGGGAGTAATTCCTAATTGTTGACCAACTTGATTAGCTACTTCAGCAATTTGATCTTGAGGTTGTACAGGTGCTTGACCTTCAACTTGACCTTGTTCTTCAGCTTCTACTTGAGCAGGTGTTCTCCAATCTTGTTCAGGATATTGTCGTTTGATTTCCTCAACATGATTATCATAACCTTCTATATTTTGAGTGGTATCTGTATTAGGTGTATTCTGGTCAAATGTTAATTCATCCATTATACCCTACCTCCTACTGTGTACCAATCAGGTAAATTTTCAGGTCTATCCCATACAGACATTGGTGTATATCCATAATCAGTAGTATCTTTTAACATATTAGCAATATATAAGTTAGTAGCTGGTGATGGATATTGAATTGCTCTTGCAATACTTCTGTTTATATTTGAATGTCCACGAGCGTCTGAAATAAGATTACCGTCTTTATCTTTACCTGTAGTTATATCAAGGATTGCAGGACGTGAATCTGGGTTTAAACCCTCATGTCCTAATGCTTTTAATTGAGCATCTACTAATCCCCAATAACCACCTTCTCTAGCACTACGTCCACGGGCTATACCTGTATAATATGCTAATGCACCTTTATCCATGTATAAACCTCTAGGACCAAACTTATCTATATTATTTTTAATAGTAGTAATTTGACGATGCCCATAATCACCACCTAGTACTTTTGTAGTAACGCTATTACGATCATTTAATATTTCCTCTTTAGCCATCTTAATTTGACCTACTCTTAAATGACCAGGTTTAAGGGATTGTTCAACTGATTGTCCTGTTACAACATATTTACTATCTTCACCATATTTCTGAATTTCAGTAAGAACACCCATAGAATCAGGTATTGGTTTACCTTCTTCATTTTTCATTTCAGTAGCATATAATGCATAGTGACTAGCATCTGCTGAATTATAACCCATAGCAATATATCGATTATATTTATTCGCATAATCAACTTTAGCATTAGACATAGCTTCTATATAGGCGGGGCTCTTTTCATTACCCTTAATGCCCATGTTAGCAAATGCTTTATCAAGAGTAGCTTTGATTTTCTTTTCAGAATCATGAGCTTTAATATCAGATTTTTCCCATTTATCAATTTTATCCCATAAACCTTTTGCATGTACAGCTTCAGGGTTTAAACTTTCAGCTTGTTCTCTAGTGATTCTGCCTTGTTGACTAGCCATAATAGCATCAATTCTGTCTTCATCTTCTGCTTGATCTCTATCCATAGCAGTTTCATACTTATTGATACCTGCTGGAATAGGTACTCCAATGGCAGTAAACTTACGTTTCCACTCATTTACTTCCTTGTTTGATAATGGTTTTTCTTTATTTGCTTTAATAAAATCAGCTTCAAGAGCTACACCATCTGCCTTTTGAAACTTAAGTTCCTCATTAGTTACTTCTACATAACCTTTCTTGATAGAAGACTTAAGATCTGCAAATCTTTTAGGCCAATGTTGAGCATAAGTAGTACCAGGTTTAGCACCTACTTTCCTACCTAATTCTATTGGGATAGGTAAGTTACCGATAGCATCAGCATAACTAGGATCACCTGTCGCTATACCTTCTTTAGCTGCTACCTTCATAAAGGCAGACCAAGCACCTTCATTACCTAATAACTCACCATTTTTATCTACAGTAGAACTTGTAGTTACAAGGAAATGGTGTATATCAGCTCCAGTTTTTCCACTATTTTTCCAAGCTATTGCAGACTGAGCTTGAGTTTGAAAAGAAGCATCTATGCTATATCTCTTCCTTACCTTACTTAAATAAGCTGATTTAGCTTTATCTATGGTTTTATTAACACCAACTAATTCTAATATTTCAGGGCTGAATTCATCCAGGCCCATCTCCTTTTTAAGCTTTGCAGATTCTACTTCTAATAAAGCTTCTTTAAGAGGTAAGCTCTGTATATTATTAGCTCTGATTTGTTTAGCTGTATATGTTACACCGTTTAACTCATAGGGTGTTTCACCATTTTGCATACGATAGTTAAGGGAATCCCCATAACTGTCCATTGCATTGCGTAACCTTTCCTGAGTATACCCATACTGTTGGTAATGAGATAACTTTGCTAAACGGTCAGCTTCTGGGTATGCATTGATACCTTGAAGTTTTATATATTCAGCTTTTAGTTCATGGTAATTTCTATCTTCTTCTTTAAGCGTAGGTATAAGCTGTTCTAATTCAAGCAATCTTTGAGCATCTACTGCCCTATCTTTTCTAGCAAGTTCAGCACCTTGACCTTTAAGACGTTCTATCTGTTTCTTCCTTTCTTTTTGAAGTATTTTAGAGAAACCTGAAAGACCATCTATAACTTTATTAGCTCGTTCAGTATGCCACCTACTCATGTTGTTAGCATTTTCAGTTTCAAACGCTTGAGCTTGTGAGGTATTAAAGCGTGAAGTACTACGCAACCTCTCAATATTACGTTCGTAACTCATTCAAACCCTCCAGCAATACTACCTACAGCCCCAAATATAGCCCCAAGTGGACTTGGCTTCGCTTCTAACAAAGGTGCTACTGGGGCATGACCATGGATAGGTGCATACCGTACCTTCTCATACATATCCCAACTATCCCATTGAGCTTTATCTCTAGCTCTATCATCTGATAACTCTTTAGATTTCTCAGCCATAAACATGTCATGCACATACTCAGCTTTCTTAAAGCCCATTTCTTTAGTTGATTTAGCAGCTAATCTTGCAGCCGTAGCTCCAGTTTGAGTACCAGCATAATCATTTTGATGCATTTCACGTATAGCTTGTTCCATCTTAAAACTACCTTTAGCAAATATTTTATCTAATTCGTGATCATTCTGTCTCCATTGATTAATCATACCCTGATAGATACGATCTTGTTCTGAATCTTCTTGTAATTGATCTTGTTTGTACTGAGCATTATCTAACATAGCGTCAGTTAAATACTGTACATTTTGTCTTTCAAAGTTTTTTAACTTCGCTTTGTTGCGATAGCTAACTCCTGCAGCTTCAGCTTGATAGCCTGCTATGGCTTGACCTACTCCTGCGACTGCTCCAATTGCGGCTGCTCCACACATAATTTACAAAATTCTATAAAGGTTATATTGTTGGGACCATGTTTAAGTTCCCGTAGAAACTTAAATCCCAGAAACTTTAGAAGTTTTAGATGAGCGGTGTTCCGTTTATCTACAATGTTCCAAAGGATTTTATCTTCTCTGCTATCAATCCATTTCTTTGCTTGTCTAGCAAATAAAGTAGGTGAATCATGGATGACGTTAGTACATAACATCCATATTAAACCACCTTCTTGTATACCTGCAACACCAGCAATCCTGCTGTTTGCATCAGTAAAATAAACGGTTTCACCATTGAAAGCAGAAATGGGTATATGGAGAAGTGGATATTGGCCGTGGCCTTCAAACACTTCTCTATAATCATCATCTCGAAGATTAGAAGCTACATGAACTGCAGCTTCCATTGTAATGGGGTGAATGTATTTAGACACGTGAATAGTATTTAGGTGAATAGTCACCCTCCCAATTCATTGAGTGTATAGTGGCAGGTGAAGGGTGATTAGATTTAATTTGTACTGTTAGGTTTGTGTTTCTATCATAGACTGGTATGGTATGTAGGTAGCTACTTGCAATAGCAGGTGTACTAGCTAGTATATTATCCCACTCTTTTGATTCAACTGTATATGTATAATCATCTCTACCCTTACGTTTTAACGTAACATCTATAACACCAACATCTCCAAAGTCAAAGTTCATCCTATGTATAACAAGAGACCCACGTGTTTCGGAAGCCATTTTCTCTCCCTCTGGTCTCATCATGTATATAGTAGGTAGTTCAACTTCAAATTCATACTCATATCCTATTACAACATCAGTGTTAACAGAGGTTGTAGAAGCTCCAGCTTCAGTAGAAGTTTTCCAATTACCAGGTAATGTTACTGTTTGATTAGGTGCTGTCCCTGTTATCTTAGCTGATGGTATATCATAACTCTTACCTAAAGCATCACTATCTGTTATACAGTATGCAGAGAGGTTTCGAGAACTGTAATAACCAGCTCCTAATGTAAACGTTGTTACATCAGTTGCACTGTTATATGTTAAGTCTCCAGAGGCAAAGGTTTTCTTAGTATCTAAATGTATTCTATTATCTTCAGGAGCATCCCCTATCATTAATGTGTCTGATTTAACTTTTATGTCAAATTTTTCGAAGGTAAATGTAGAGCCTGTATTAAGAACTGCATAATATACGTCATCAATAATACTATGATACACTAAGTTATTAGGTAGCGTCCATCTAAACCATGCGGCTTGAGACTTTCTACCTTCTGACATATAGAATTTATAACCCCATACTTCATTAGATGCAGTGTGTAATGTACTATCTACACCAAATAATACCATTTGGTTTTCTACTGAACCAGTCATCATACTGGTATTAACAGGAAATAGGTTATATATACCCTTACTTTGTTCTGCTATGGTAGGTTCTTGTCTTTGAGACACAGCTGCCATTTCAAAGAAACGAGTATTTTTAGCTGTACTATTCAAGAATCCTATAGTAACACCTAGTTCAATAGGGCTAGTATCAGGGTTAAAAGCGTGTGATGATACATAACTGATCTTAGCAGTCTCAGGGGTTAAGAGTGCCTCGGCACCTGAACTTAATAAGAACTGTTCACTAGCACTAAAGATAACTAAACCACCAGCTTGTTCAACAGCATCATATAATTTGGTTGGATATGTAGAGCTAGACTGTAAATCAATTGGATCTGCATTGGAAATTGCCATTGCAGTTTTGTTCCAAAAATTATAGAAGTCATTAACTCTAGATAATATAACATTCTCAGCACTTAACAAGGCTATTCTATTACGGAAGAATACCATCTTCTGAATAGTCTGACCTATGAATGAAGGTTCTGGGTTTGTAATGTCATCACCACAGTCTCGTTTATACCAATCAGGATAAGAGAATCTAAATGCTCCATTAGAGTAAGTAGTCGAACCACCACCATTAATAGAGAATGAACCTGGAAGCACCCTAGTAAGGGCTAGAGGCATCGTTGTGTTATCTATCTCTATATCTTTATTAGGTTGTACTACCTCTTCCCACACGCCCTCTCCGAAGCGAGCTGGTGTGAACCCACAAGTTGCACCTGCACTGATAGTTCCAGAAGCTGAATCTGTAACAGTAAATGTATTAGTTGTTACGTTAGCAATAGTATAGAATCCATCTGTTGCTCCACCGCTAGTTATATCTAATATGATTTGATCTCCATTTGAAAGACCATGGCTAGCAGCGGTTACAGTAATTGTATTACTAGATCTAGCGTAGGTACCAGTCTGATCTATATCTTCAGCTATACCTTCAGCACTAAACTTAAGGAAGTAATCATCTTGATTCTCTTCACTATTTACCACACGTACTACATATCCATGACGGCATGTACTAGGTAGATCAGCGATAGTATTTACTTCACTTGTAGTAATACTCATTAAGGTTTTTTCAGGTGTTGTTACACCAAATTTTGTAGCACGATATAAATGTAAACCATTACCAACTTTAGTTACTGTAATACCTGTACCAGATATAGCATCTAATGTAGTTTTAAGTTGTCCTAATATACCATCTGCTGACACATGTTCTTCTGCATTAGAGGATGTAGCTTGTGGACGTACCATTGCTACATTAGCTCTAGAAGTTATAGTTACATGGTTTGTAACCTTTACAGTAGTAGTAAGTCCCTTCTCAGAAGTATGTTGATGAGTATCATTTGTAGTCCAACCTTCTCCACCAAATTGTAATTTAGCATAAGTTTGGTATGTGTCATGATAAACATCATTGGTATCATTATCAGAATCAGCATCAGGTTGAGGTGTGCATCTAGCATCCATCTCATATCTAAGATTAGTCTTACCACCTGAACTTGCGTTAGGAGGTGATGTACTATGGATAGCTGTACCTGTACTAACTGTTACATATTCTCTACCAGCCCCATCACAGTCTCCATTACCTGGTTGGTTAGTTCCTGTAGAACTTGTACCATCAAGAGACACATCTTCATCAGCTGCTATTGAGGTAGCACGTGTATAAGAAACTGTTGAGTTATCTGTAGGATCGTATATATCTAAAGCATACTGTTTACCATACGCTATACTATCAAGTTGTATGTAAGCTTCAAATGGTTGAGTAGGAGATTTAGATGCTGCATCTCTTTTCATCTCAACAGTCTTACGTCTGTTAACAAAGAAGGTTGTTTCGTTAATTGTTAACGCCTGTATATCTGAGGACTTCTCATCTGATAATGCAGTATTATCTAAGTAAGTTGCAACACCTGATCCAGCAATATTTGCATAGTCCACGGGTATCTCAACACCATCACTACATCTAAATATTTTAACACCTCCATCAGCTGCAACTTGTCCAACATAAGATTCATCGTCTCTTGTATAAATAGTAAACCATTTTGAATTAGCAGCGGTAGAAGGGGATATAGCGGATATTAAATGACTGCCAGGACGTTTAGTTAATTGTTCTACAACGTCAGGTAAGCCATTAACAAGGTCATTTACTTGACCTGGAAATTTCTTTTCATCTGGTTGTTGACTGATACCTAGCACATAGTTAGGTATCTTCTGGGTAACACTAGCCATTATCTTCTAAGCATTTGATAAGGTTTGTAAGGTTGATAAGCTGACTCATCTGGCCAACCAAAGAATGAATGATCACCTTGGTTGCATTCATATTCCATACATGCAGCTCTAGATTGTAGCTCGTATGTAGATAACATCTGTTGTAGTTGCTGGTTAGATACTAACTGTACAGCAGCTCGACCTGATGCTTTATAGATAATATATCTTTGGAAGCAAGTAGGGATATCCTCAAAGTTAAGAAGTCTTACTTTGTTAACATAGAAATATTCATCATCTGGATATTCAAATGTATGGTTTACTCTATCATACATTTTCCATATACCATCAGAATCTTTTCGTCTTACAAAGTCACGGGTTCTATCCCACTCATCTGTATTATCTATACGAATAACATCTGATGCAATTATAATTTTATTATCACTAGCGTTAACGTTTTCTTTTATATGGTATTCAAGATTAAAAGTCCAACCCTCATTCTGGACATCTTGGTTTACCTCTTTCAGTATATTATATATGAAAGATATTTCAGGGTTATTAAAATCTATACCAGAAAC